GCGCTTTTTGCATTCTGGCCAGATGAGCGGACAGTGGCGGTGATGCATGCCGGTGGGCCTGATCATGCCGCGCGCGCGACCTGGATGCGGCGAATGATGCTCAACGACCTGTCCAAAATGGATGCCAACGCCCTAGAATCGGATGTTATCAGCCTATCCGCTTCGGCGATTCGGGATGGGGTGACGACATCGATCGGGGTTGAGCTGCGCGATGACCTCCCGTGGGAGCAAGGCCACCATAGCCAGTCGCAGCGCGGTATTGCCGGCGGCTGATGGTGTGCCCGAGGCGGTGGTGCGGGGCGAGATCCCCTGGGCGGAGTGGCGGAGTTGCCTTTCGAAGCCGCGTTATCCCACTCCGAAGGATGCCAAGGCCATCGCCAAGCGGCATCACAAGCACCATCCGGATCGCGGGCGGTTGCGACCGTATCGTTGCCAGTTTTGCGGAGAGTGGCATTTGACATCCCAGGACAGGACCGCGAGCGGGGGCGAGGATCAATGAGGGGGTATCAGTGGCAACGCGCACGATGTCGATCGCACGGCTGACCCGACTGGAAGAGGTCGCGCGGCTGCGGTTGCGGGGCAGTTCCGAGCGGGGTATTGCAGCGGAACTGGGTATCAGTCAGCCGCAGGTTCATCGGGATCTGAAGCTGATCGAGAGCCGGTGGATTGAAGACTCGGCGGAACTCATTGGCAAGGCCAAGGGGCGCGAACTGGCCAGGCTCGAGCTGGTGATTGCCGAGGCCTGGGAAGCGTGGGACAAGTCCAAGGAACCGCATGTCCGCACGGTGGAAGAAGCGGGGCAAGTGACCAAGACCACAACCACCTTCACCGCGGGGAATGTGCGGTGTCTGGAAGTGATCGTGACGGCTATTGCCGGGATGTGCCGGATCCTGGGGGTGGGGACAACCACTGAGCTCAGCGTGACGGTGAGGCGCTATGTGGAGACATCGGCCAGGGAGCTTGGGATCAGTGCGGAGCAGCTGCAACGCGAGATTGATGAGGTTGCGGCGAGTGCCTGGGATAGCTGGTCCCCACCTGGAGATTAGGTGCCACCTGCGGCCGTTGCCACGCTCGATCTCGCACGGGCTGTTGTCCAGGTCAATCGCAAGCGACTGGCGCATGTGCGATCACTCGATTCGTGGCGAGAAGCGGCGCGCCATGAGGGATTCGTAACCGACGCGCGCGGCCGCCAAATCTGGAAATCGCAGCTGATGCCGCCGGGAGCCTGGACCACCTGGTTCATTCAGGCCGGACGTGGGTGGGGCAAGACCCGGACTGGTGCCGAAGCGATGCGCGAGCTCGTGATGAGTGGCAAGTACCGGTATGGGTATCTGGCCGGACCGACGATTGATGCGGTGCGCGATGTGATGATCGAGGGGCCATCGGGATTGATCGCGGTTTGCGAGCGCTATGGCTTTGGTGCCTATTACGATCGCGGCCGCCGCCAGGTGACATTTGCCAATGGTGCGATTGCGAAGATGTATTCGGCCGAGAAGCCGCGACAGGCGCGGGGTCCGGAGCATGATCATGGCTGGGGCGATGAGCCGGCCAGCTGGAAGATTCCCGTATCGCTGCGCGGAGAGAAGCAGGCCTCACTGTGGGACAACCTGCAGATGGGACTGCGGCGGCGTGGTCCGTTTGGGGATAGTCCGCGCCAGATCGTGACTGGCACACCAGCACCGCTCGGCCTGGTGACGCAGATTCTGGCGTTATCCGATCTGGTGCTGACTCGCGGATCGACGTACGAGAACAGTGCCAATCTCGCCCAGGCCTTCATCGATCAGGTGATCAAGCCCTACGAAGGCACCCGGCTCGGCCGCCAGGAGATCGAGGGGGAGCTGCTCGAGGATGTGGTGGGGGCCTTGTGGACCTATGCCGATATCGATGCCGGCCGGATCAAGCTGGCGAGTCCGGAGGAGGTGACCAAGCTCCTGCACACGATGCAGCGGGTGGTCCTGGGGCTGGATCCGGCGACGACGTTTGGGGCGGAGTCCGATTTCACCAGCATGTGTGTGGCCGGGATCAATACCAGCATGGAGCCGTATGTCTTTGATCACTGGGCGGGGAGAGTTTCGCCGGAGACCTGGGGGCGGAAGGCGGTGGAACTGTTTGACAAATGGGAGTGCAACGATATCCACGCTGAGAGCAACCAGGGGGGCGAGATGGTGAAGTCGACCATCCTGAATGCTGCGCGGGGCATGAAGGGGCGACATTTGGCGATACCGCGGGTGCGGTTGGTGCACGTGCATCGCGGGAAAGAGGTGCGAGCTGAGCCGGTGGCGCTGATGTTTGAGCAGCATCGGGCGCATATGGTGGGCAGCTTCCCGATCCTGGAAGATCAGATGGTGCGCTTTCCGGTCGATACGGCAGTTGGGGACGACCATGTGGATGCGCTGACGACCGCAGTGGCGCCGTTGATTGCGAAACCGGGACAGGTGGCGATCAGTGTGCGCCGGGGTTCACACGGTTGACGCCCTGATTTACGCTTTTGGTGTCTATCAGGAGGCTGATTGTGCGACCCACTATTGAGCAGCTCAGAGATTCGCTGGAGTCATCCGATTACAAGCCGGTCACCGAGCTGGAGTGGGCACTGGCTGCGCTCAAATCGCGCATGTCCCGATACCAGACCTACCGGGACTACTACGAGGGCAAGACAGCGCTCAAGTTTGTGAGCGAGGAGTTCAGTGATCAGTTTGTGAGTGTGGTGCGGGATCTGAACTACAACCGTTGCAAACGATTGATTGGGGCGCATGCTGATCGGTTGCAGGTGACCGGGTTCGATGTTGAGGCTGGCAATGAGGCGCTGGCGGAGAAGGCGAAGGCGATCTGGGCCCGAAACCGGATGGATGTGAAGGCCGGGCAGGTGCATGTTGAGTCGCTGATGCTGGGTGATGGCTATGTGATGGTGTGGCCGGATGAGACTGGGTTGGCCCGGATCTACCCGCAATATGGGGATCGGGTGGCGGTTGTCTACGACCAGGACGAACCGGACCAGATTTCCGGAGCGGTAAAGGTGTGGTGTCGGCGGGACAAGAACTGGCGGGTGAACTGGTACAGCGAGGATGGGCTGTTCAAGTACATCACGAAAAAGGCACCGAGCGATGGCAGTATTCCGGATCAGGAGAAGCTGCTGGAGCCGTGGGAGGAAGCGGGTGAGCCCTGGCCGCTGCCCTACCCCAATCAGTTCACGCGGATCCCGATCTTCCACTTTGCGAACGATCCCGATATCGATCACATCGGCACCTCGGAGCTTTCTGATGTGTTGAATCGCCAGGATCATCTGAACAAGACCCTGGCGAACCTGTTGGTCTCAGGTGAGGCGTATGCCCTGCCACAGTGGTATCTGATGGGATTGGAGACGGTCCGCAATCCGGAGACGGGTGAGTCGGAACTGCCCTTCAAGCCAGATTCCAAACTCTGGATCTTTGGTGATCCCGAGGTGAAGGCGGGGCAGTTTGATCCCGCGAATCTGGAGCATCTGCTGAAGGAACTGGATTCGATTGATGACCAGATTTCGAGTATCAGCGGGGTGCCTGTCTACTGGTTGCGACCGATGGGTGATCCTCCATCCGGTGAGGCCCTGAAGACCCTGGAAGCGCCTTTCTCGCGGAAGCTGCTCGACCGGCAGCATTCGTTCGGGAATGACTGGGAAGATGTGCAGACATTTGCCCTGGCGGTTGAGGGCGAGAGTACGGTGGGTTTGCAGCTGAAGACGATGTGGGAGCCAGCTGAGCCGCGTTCGGAATCGGAGCTGTGGACGATTGCGCAGCTGAAGATTGCGGCTGGGGTGCCCGAGGAGCAGGTGTGGCAGGAGGCCGGGTACTCGCAGGAGCAGATCGAGCGGTTCCGGGCCCAGGCAGAGGCGGAAAAGCAGGCGGAGCAGGAGCAAATGGCGTCCATGCTTGGGCAGCGGAGCTTTGACCGGGGAGCCGGGTTTGGCGGCGCCGGTGAGGATCAGCCGGCGGCCGGATGAGCTCAGAGGGGGCGATCTACCGCGTGATCGCGAATGAGCGGCGCAAACTCGATCGGATGGAACAGGCAGCGCGTGGACGGCTGGCGCGAGTCTATCTGGATTCACTCGATCAGCTCAATTTCCTGATGGACGATGTTTCGGCCAGGATTGAGGAACGGCGGCGGCAGGGATTGCCGATCACACCTGGTTGGCTCTATCAACAGGCGCGGTATCGGCAGATGATCGAGCAGGCACGGGAGGCCGGGCGCGCATTGGCCCTGCAAACCGGACAGCAGGCACTGGAGCTGAGCGCGGGTGCGGCGCAGATGGGTGTGGAGCAGGCTCAGACGCTGTTGGGGATGACGGCAGCGGATCCGAATGTGCCGGCAGCATTTGTGCACTTTTCCGGGATCAATGAGGAGGCGGTGCAGGCGATCACGGCTGAGTTGAGTCCGGGATCGCCGTTGCTCGAGATTTTGGCCGAGTTTCCGAACGAGGCGGCGAAATCACTGCGCGAGACCTTGACCAGGGGGATGGCTCTGGGTTTGGGTGTGGATGCGATGCGGCGGCAGATCAAGGGGGCGAATGCGCGGCAGCTGGTGCGGGCGAACACGATTATTCGGACGGAGATCCACCGGGCCCATCGGGAGGCAACACGGGCCACCTTTCAGGCCAATGCCGCGCATTTGAACGGGTGGATCTGGATGGCTGACCTGAGTCCGCGAACGTGCCCGGTGTGCTGGAGCATGCACGGTACGAAACATCCGTTGACTGAGGCCATGGCAAGCCACCCCTGCTGCCGGTGTACCCTACTTCCGCTAACAAAGAGCTTTGCCGAGCTGGGGATCGGGATCGATCCGACGCTGGAGACGCGGGTAGAGGTCGAGCCGGGTGCGGATGTGTTTGCGCGGCTGCCATTGCGAGAGAAGATCGCGATTCTGGGGCCGGGTGGCTATGACCTGTACCGGCAAGGGGCACCGCTGGCTGATTTTGTGCGCGTGACCAAGTCGGCCAAGTGGGGTGTGACGCGATCGGTGCAGTCCAATCGGGCGATTGCCCAGAAGCGCGGAATCGCACCGATCAGTAAGCCGCTGCGCACGCCTACGCTGCCTCCGGCGGGAGTTGTTCCGATTGCCGGAGGCGCCAAGGGATCGCCTCAACCCGACCAGCTCCATCGAGATCTCATCGGATTGCCTGCTATCGACCAAGTTGGACAATCGCTGCCGATTCTCAGCAAAGATCGACGAGACCACTCCGAAAACAACTGGGCACAGATAAGTCCTGGGCCACTGATCAGCGTCGTTGGTCATCGGGTCAACGAAAAAGACCTCCTCCATGACGCTGTGCTGATGTACACCGAAACGAACATGGGCCGTCCCTGGTATCGGACCATCAGAGATGCGCTCAACTCGATCAGTTCCAAGAGCCATACGAGTGACCATATTTCGGCGGATCTCGGATGGGCACTTCAACGGGCGATCCATTTCAGCGATCCGCTCCCAATGCGTCTCTACAGGGGAATGTCGTCTGAAACGAAAGACCCAATCGATCTGGGTCAGGTTGGAGACGTGATCGACTATCGAGGATCCGCCAGTTTCAGCGCCGATCCCAGGATTGCCTGGGGATTTGCCCGAGGCTCGACTCCAGGAACCTATTCACAAATGAGCCACTTGCCTAACCATGAGACAATGGTTGTAGTCGAACCGGGAGCGCTCGGGATCAAGATTGATGCGCTCTCGAACTGGAATCAAGCTGAGGTTATTACTTCAGGGCAATTCGAAATTGTCAGTGTCGATCGCACATATGGAACGCGAATCAATGGACTCGACTTCGAAACGACAACCTACACAATCAGGCAGAGATTCGTCTGGGAACCCCCAGACCAACCACCCTACCCGTAAGCTTGAGCGGCCACAGTCGGTGAGTTCGTTTGAGCCGATGACTGATGAGGCGCGCGAAATAGCCTATCGGTATTTCAATCGGCAGCCGGATGGGGCGCCATTCGGACCGATCTCGCACGATACCGAATAACTTGACACGTGCCGGCTCAATGCCGGGTTCACTTCGACAATCGAAATTGTTCTCGCATCTTGCCAAGGCGGCACATTTTCTGCTATAGATGGCGCTGCACGCTTCTGTTCGGGGCGCAGGCATCCATACCCCGGGAGTGATTCCCGGCGGCGGAGTGATTCTGTCGGGAGGTCGCGGTTTGAACCTCAGCTGCAAGACCGGGGGCGTGATGCCCCCCGCCGGAGTGATTCTGGCGTAACCCACCTGGAAGGGGCCTGGCGTGATGCCTCGCAGTCTGGACAGCGATTTCGACTATTCGCCAGCAGCAATCGTGCGGTTCTTCGACGAGTTTGGATACATGCCATTCACGATTTCCGGTGGCTCCGGTGAGGGTGATGACGATGGTGATCTGGCCGACGATGAACCAGACGATGACGACACAGGCGGCAAGGCAAAGGGCGACAAGGGCGGTGACGATCCAACCGAGGTTCTGAACAAGGCCCTCGCAGACGAGCGCAAGGCCCGGCGGACAGCTGAGAAGTCGATCAAGGACCTGCAGAAGCAGATCAACGATCTGAAGAACACAGGCAAGCCTGAGACCGAACAGCTGCAAAGCAAACTCAAGCAGACGGAAGACGAGCGCACTGACGCTCTGAATCGCCTGCAGGAGTCGTCCGGCAAGTCCGCAATTGTGGAA